CTAGCCATATACTTAAACGAAGAGTTTTGCTGGCGATACGGTCGGTCAGCTAACCATAAATCAATTGAGGTCGTTAATGAATTATCTCCACTTCTTATAGAAAGTAAAGGCTTACAACAACATCCACAATGTATGCCTGATGAGTACAAAATCATTAATGACCCTATATCTGCCTATCGTAGTTACTACATAGGAGAAAAGAAGAGTTTTGCAAAATGGACTAAACGGGAGGTACCGCAATGGTTTCAACAAGTAGCGTAGATGGTTTCTTTTATTACATAAATGAAAGACATAAAATTTTTATAAAGCGTCACCTAGAAGATCCTTTTCCGTGGACTGATGATGAAATACTACAGACCTATAGTTTCTGTAATGTGTTTCGTGAGTTAGATAAAGTTACTGTATGGATACGAGAAAACTGGAAAGAGCCTTACGCCGATCACCCTAATCTACCTTTTGCTATGGCTATGGCTAGGCAAATAAATTGGCCAGAGACTTTAGAAGAACTGGGGTTCCCTGAACATTGGAACCCTGAACGTATTAAAGCTATTATGCAAGGTAGAATGAATAGGAAAGAAAAAGTTTACACAGGGGCGTACATGTTAACAGGCACTTTAGGGGGAACTAAAGTAGAACAAACCATAGACAAAATACTTACCCCATTGTATGAAAACCCACCACCTATACACCACAATAGTTTACAAAACACATGGGCAGAATACCTACCTTATGCTGGATTTAGTGGATTTATGGCTTATGAGGTAGTTACCGACTTAAGACACACAAAATATCTAGATAAAGCCGAAGATATTATGACGTGGGCTAATGCTGGTCCAGGAGCAAAACGTGGGTTAAATAGAATACATGGCAGACCTCTTGAACAAAGTATAAAAACTGATCAGTTAAATGAAGAGATGAAAGATTTACTGGATATTTCAGGAGAGGTTGCTAATACACTAGATCCATCTGTACCTGATTTAGAGATGAGAGAAATAGAACACTGCCTATGTGAATACGATAAATATGAAAGAGTGCGTTTAGGTGAAGGCAGACCTAGAGCAAAGTTTAAATATAAAGGAGAATAATATGCCAGCAAATTTTAACCATATTCAACAACTAGCGGATCAAGACGTAGATAGTCTTAAAGAATCAGAAAAAAGTTACGGAGATAGTTGGCGTAGCCGTGGAGGTGTTGGTGCTTTTATGATGTTAGCACGTAAGTGGGACAGAATAGAAAATCAAGTGAAAAAAGACGGATACGATATTTTTAAAACAATAGAAAATGATCCAAGTGAGACAGGAATATTAGACGACATACAAGACTTAAGAAGATATTTATTATTAGTGGAGTCTCATATATGTGTTAAAGCTTACCTGAAAGATTTAGAAAAAAGAGAGGAAATTATATGAAGAAAGTAGAGATTAAAATAATAGACTCAAGTTTATTTGAACACACTGACCCACACATACTCCCTGAGTATGCTACTGTAGGCTCAGCTGGTTTAGACTTACGGTCAGCAGAGGATTATGAGTTAGCTCCAGGAGAGTCTCATACATATCGCACAGGGTTAGCTATGTACTTAGGTGACTTTGAGCTTTGTGGTTTGCTTGTACCTCGTTCTAGTTTAGGTATTAAAAAGATACACTTAACTAATACATTAGGGATTATTGACGCAGACTATCAAGGTGAATTAATGGTTCCGCTAACTAATAACGGAGAAGATAATTTCCTTATTGAAAAAACTCAAAGGATAGCTCAGTTAGTAGTAGTGCCTGTGGTTCAGGTGCTGTGGCAACCTGTTTTAGATTTTAGTAGTATCACCATGCGTAGCATAGGTGGGTTCGGGAGCACAGGTGCAAAATGAAAATATATATACCAACAAGAGGAAGACCTCATAATCAGGAAACTTTAAAATGGTTTCCTAAAGAAATGCAGACCGATGGTTCTGTTACTTTGGTGATAGACCCAGACGAAGCTGACAAATACTTTCGGTATGCAAACACCCCAAGACTAATAGTTCCAAAAGACTGCATAGGTATTGGTCCAAAACGTAAATACATCGTAGAAAATACAGATGATCCAAGAATAGTCATGCTAGACGATGACTTACGGTTCTATATTCGTAAAAGCCCAACTGATTGGCACTTACGTTATTTAGAATCAAACGAATATCCCGCTTTATTTGGTTTACTGGATGAGTGGATGGATCAAGGTTACGCTCATGTGGGGATAAGTGCTAGAGAGGGTAATAACCGTGTTGAAGACTTATCTGTAGAAAATACTCGGTATATGAGAGTTTTAGGGTATAACTTAGACGCCTTTCCTAGTGACGTTGAATGGGGCAGAACTAGGGTGATGGAGGACTTTGACATAGCTTTACAACTATTAAGAAGAGGTAAAGCTAGTAAGGTTAGTTATTACTACGCTCAGGGTCAAAAATCGTCTAACGCTGACGGTGGTTGTAGTGAGTGGAGAACGATTGACGTACACAACGAAGGTGCTCAAAAACTTCATGACCTACACCCAACTTGTGTAAAGGTGGTGGAGAAACAAACTAAAACAGCTTGGAATGGTTTGCCTCGTAAAGACGTAATCATAGGTTGGAAAAAAGCGTATAAAGAAGGGGTAGAAAATGCAAGTAATTGAGGTAAGAAATGTACACGATGCTCTACTACGTGGAGTGGATATTCTCCACATCGACGGAGAAAAATCTGAAAGTAGAAACGGAGAGGTTTATCAGGCACAAACCCCAGTAACAACCGTATACCATAAACCAAAAGAAAGAGTTTTGTTTTGGGAGGAAAGAGACGCCAATCCTTTCTTTCATTTTATGGAGGCTTTGTGGATGTTGGAAGGACGCAATGATCTCAAGTTTGTACAATACTATAACAAAGGTATGAAAAACTACAGCGATGACGGTGAGACTTTACACGGAGCTTATGGTTGGAGATGGCGTTCTTTCTTTATGTATGATCAATTGTCTGTGATAATAGAAAGACTAAAGAAAAACCCAGAGGACAGACGCTCTGTTTTACAGATGTGGGATCCTATTGAAGATTTAAACAGGGTTGGGGTTGACGTTCCTTGTAATACTTGTATCTATTTCAAGATAGACTTAAAGGGCAGGTTACAAATGACTGTTAGTAACAGGTCTAATGATATTATTTGGGGGGCTTATGGTGCAAATGTTGTACACATGTCCATGCTACAGGAATACATGGCTAGTGCCATAGGAGTTCCTGTAGGACGTTATTATCAAGTGAGTGATAATTATCACGCCTACGCAGAAGTTTTTGAAGAATTATTAGAAAAATTGGTGGCGAGAGACGCTATAGACTTCTATACACAAAGAACCCTTATTGACTCAAATCCATATAAAATAGGGGAAGTACAACCATACCCAATGATCAACACAGGAATACAAACATGGGATCTAGATTTACTAGGGTTTTTAGACAGAGTACCATTTGAAGAAATGGAGTTTAAAGATTCTTTCTTTAACGAGGTAGCCGTACCTATACAAGATTCATGGTGGCTACATAAAGAAGGAAAAACAGAAGAAGCCATGATTGAGATTCAAAAGTGTGTCGCTAGTGATTGGCGTAAAGCCTGTTGGGAGTGGTTTAATAGAAGAATAAAATAAGGAGATACCACATGATTAAACAATGGTCATATAGCAGACTAAGCTGTTTTGAAAAATGTCCCAAACAAGCAGAATTTAAGTTTATTAAAAAGATAAAAGAACCTGGAAGTCCAGCAATGGACAGAGGTAAAGACATTCATAAAATGTGTGAAGAGTTTATAAGAGGTCAGTTAGAAGAAATGCCTGCACAAATTCAAGATTTTGAAGATGCTTTTTTAGTTCTTAAAGATCTTTATTTACACGGACACGTCATTTGTGAAAGTGATTGGGCTATAGATAAAAACTGGGAAAAAACAGGTTGGTTTGAAGACGATACTTGGGGTAGAGCTAAAGTAGATGCTTTTGTATACGAGGAAGGTATTAGTAAGGAAGCACGTGTAATTGATTTTAAAACAGGAAGATATGATGGTAACCAAGAAGTTCACAGAGAACAGTGTGAATTATATGGAGCTATAGCGTTGAGTCGTTACCCTGAACTAGAAAGTATTACTACAGAAATGTGGTACTTAGATCATGGTAAGATTGACCGCTACATATATACACCAGAAAGCATTAAAGTAAAACAAGAAAGACTTAATCTAAGGGCAATAGCCATGACCACTGCGGAGGAGTTCCCTGCTAATCCTTCTAAGTTTAAGTGTAAGTGGTGTTATTTTGGAAAACAAAACATGTGCAGAGAGGCAGAAGTATGACACAACAAGGTGTAATGGAGTTTATGTTACCTGAGGTGGAGTGGGCTCCACCTCCTTCTTTTCCAGACCTAACAGGTCAAAAAGAGATAGCGATTGATCTAGAAACCTGTGATCCGTGGCTCAAGACTCATGGTCCAGGGTGGGCGTTTAAAGATAGAGGATATATCATAGGCATAGCTGTAGCTACTAAAGGTTGGAAAGGCTATTTCCCTATAGCTCACCACAGTGGTGCTAATTTAGACAAGAACGTGGTTCGTAGGTGGTTACAAAAACAACTAGACGCATCGAACGATAAAATATTTCATAATGCTCAGTATGACGTAGGTTGGTTAAAGGCAGAAGGTTATACAATTAATGGAAAGATACACGATACCATGATGGCTGCTCCTCTATTGAATGAAAATGAGTATAGCTACTCATTAAACAGTTTAGGCAAACAGTACCTTAACGAAATAAAAGACGAGTCTATGTTAAAAGAAGCAGCACAAGTTTTTAGCGTTGATCCTAAGTCTGAAATGTACAAACTACCGCCTGAATATGTAGGTACTTACGCTGAACAAGACGCTGACCTTACCTACAGACTTTGGCAGATTTTAAAAACAGGGTTAAAAGATGAAGATATAACTGATATTTATAACTTAGAGAGTTCTTTATTACCTGTGCTTATAGATACTAGGATAAAAGGTGTGTTGATAGATACCGATAAAGCACAACAGGTTAAAAAACAACTATTAACTGAAGAGAAAAAGATTATAAAAGAAATAAAGAATTGGTATGGTATTGAACCTGACCTGTGGGCAGCACAATCATTGTCTCAGGTTTTTGATAGAGCTGGTGTAGAATACCCAACCACTCCTAAAACAAAAGCACCAAGTTTTGTGGCTAACTGGTTAGAGAGCCATGACCATAAACTACCGATGGCTATAGCTAAAGCTAGAAAGTTTAATAAAGCTCGTACTACATTTATAGATAAAATGATACTAGAACATTTGGTTGACGGTAGAATACATGGAGAACTGCATCCCTTAAGATCAGATAGCGGAGGAACTGTCACAGGTAGGTTTAGTTGCAGTAACCCTAATCTGCAACAAGTACCAGCTAGAGATCCTATGATTGGCAACCTGATTCGTTCTTTGTTCATACCAGAAGAAGGTCGTCATTGGGGTTGTTTTGATTACTCTCAGCAAGAACCCAGATTAACTGTACACTATTCCGTGCTTACTCATCAAGACGGTGCAGAAGAAGCAGCACTAGAATACGAAGATGATTCAGCTGATTTCCACCAGATAGTAGCAGACATGGCTAACATAAGCCGTAAAGAAGCAAAGATAATTAACTTAGGACTTAGTTATGGAATGGGTAAGGACAAACTAACCAATCAATTGGGAATCAGTGCAGAAGAAGCAGAGTTATTGTTTGATCAATACCATCAAAGAGTGCCCTTCATTCGTGGTCTACGAGACTCTGCTTCTAGAATGGGAGCAAACAGAGGTTTTGTTAAAACTATTCTAGGGCGTAAGTGTAGGTTTAACCTATACGAACCTTTTGACCGTAGAGAAACTCCCCTACCTTTAGAAAAAGCTATGAACGAGTATGGCGGTAGATTAAAAAGAGCCTATACATATAAAGCAATGAATAGACTTATACAAGGATCTGCAGCAGATATGACTAAGCAAGCTATGTTAGACCTGCATAAAGAGGGGATAGTGGCTCATACCCAAGTACATGACGAACTTAATGTCTCTATAAAGGATAAAGAGGAGTGTGAAAAGATAATAGAAATAATGAGAGACTGTGTTGAACTTAAAGTACCCAATAAAGTTGACGCAGAAATAGGTAAAAGTTGGGGAGAGGTTATAGACTATAAGGAGTACTTCTTAAATGAGAAAAACTGAACTCAAAAAACTATACTTTAATATCTACATGACATACACAAACAGTTACACAACGCTTGAAGAAATAGGAACTAAATACGACGTTTCTAAACAAAGAGTTTGGCAAATAATAAGGTATTGTAAACTTGGCGATGGTAATTATTATAAGGGTCTAAAACTCTATAACGATACATACAAAAGCTATAGGAAAGAATTTAAAGAAGCTGACCCAAAAACATTGAACGCACTCATGAGAGATTGGATGAAATTAAAAAACATAAGGTTAATAAAAAATGGGTAAAATAAACTCAAGAAATAAAGGAGCGTCTTTTGAAAGAGATGTCGCCAGACGTTTAAACTCGTTCTTTGAAGAAAAAGGTGTTGATTTTAAGGTTAAAAGAAATCTAGAACAATATCAAGAAAAGGACTTAGGAGACTTGAACATACCTAATCACACAATTGAGTGTAAACGCTACGCCTCTGGTAATTGGTATAAAGAAGATTGGTGGACACAAGTCTGTGCGTCTTGTGGAGACACAGTACCTGTTCTGATCTGGAAATACAATCATCAGCCAATTAGAGTTTGTGTTCCTTTATGGTCTGTAAGTGAGCGTAACTACAACAGACACAACGAAGCTCCAGACAATTCAGTGACTGTCGTACTTACATTTGAACACTGGTTAGACTATGAACTTGCCTATAATCTTTAAGATTATCCTATACTCTATACTTAGTATATATATCATAGGGGGTATGTTTAGTAATTATACGAAAACATTTTTAGAAAGGAGAAAGATATGGCAGATGCTGTAGAAACAATGGCTTACGCTGGGGAAGTACCTTGGCATGGGCTAGGTGTTAAAGTTGAAGACAACCTAACACCACAAGAAATGCTTGTTGCTGCTGGACTTGATTGGACAGTTAGTAAAAGGCATTTATTTACTCACGCTGACCCAGACGTAAACACTTCCGACGACCTTATCGGTGTAGAAGGTTACTCTGTGTTAGTCCGTGATAGTGATAACAAAACTTTTGGTCCGTGTGGTCCAAGGTTTGTACCTAGTCAAAACGCACACGCTTTTGAATTTTTTAAGAAGTTTACCGACGCAGGACACATGAAAATGGAAACTGCTGGTTCTCTTAAAGGAGGAGAAAATGTTTGGGGACTAGCTAACGTCAGTAAAGACTTTACACTTCCTGGTGATGACCGAATTTTAGGTTACTTATTAGTAAGTGTGTCTCATAAGTGGGGGAAATCCAATGAAATTAGATTTACACCTATAAGGGTAGTGTGTAACAACACACTGACAATGGCTTTGTCTGATAAGGCTACTGCTGGTTTTAAAATGCCTCATGTACGTGCTATAGATAGCGAAGTATTTGTGGCTGCTGAACGAGCACTAGGGTTGGCTGGAGACAGAATGGATGAATTTCAAGAAGCTGCAGAGTTTTTGAGCTCTAAGCAATTTGATAAAAATTCAGTCGTTAACTATATAGCTGACTTATTTCAACCTGAATTATTAGTGGCTCAGGAAGAAATAGAAAAGATGAGTGATACTAGGATGATAGCTACTCGTCAATCGATGGTTGATGAGTTTAAACGCATACCTAGTATGGTACATCAAGCTATTGAAGAACAGCCAGGAGCTCACCTTAAATCCTCTAAGGGTACTTGGTGGGGAGCGATGAATGCTGTTACTTTTGTAGTTGACCACAAATGGGGTCATGACCGAGACGCCTCGCTACATAATGCGTGGTTCGGTGGTCGTGCTTCATTGAAGCAGAAAGCGATGGATAAAGCCATCGACTATGCGAGAGCTGCATAACCAGTAAGGAGGATGGTGTCATTATTCATGACACCATTCCTTTACATTTCTTAAAAATTTTCTTAAGATAGGGTTTATAGATTGGAGAAAAAAGAATGGAAGACCGTAGGGTGAAAACAGAAGCACAAAAAAGTCACGAAAACAAAATCTTTGGAAATACAAACACATGGGAAGCAATCGTTTTTGTTAACAACACTCCAGCAGGCATAGACTGGACACGAATAGTTTCAACAACAGACAGAGACGTAGGAAAACTAAAAGGTGGTTCGGCTTCCTTACTAGACCCAGAAAAATACGCTCCTCCTCCATGGCTTACCCCTAATAAAGCAGCAGAAATTTGGAAACTACACACTAGAAAAAATAAAAAATTTAAAGACAAGAAAGAAGCTTCTCTTGTTTTTTGGAAGCATTTTAAAACTAAAGCAAAGAAACCTAAATACGAAGATTTTTCTAAACACCACTTAATAAGAGAAGGTCTTTGGAAAGAAGAGGAAACTGAAGCTGTCGTTTCAGTTAGGGAAAAACCAAAAAGGTCGTTAGGAGCAGACATGGTCAAACAAGCAAAAAGAAAACGCATGATATTATCAGAAACAGCTAAGATAGGTGCGACAGGTAAACAACCTAAGTCAGAGAAAAATATTGCAAGACTTAAACTCTACAGGAAGAGCAAAGTTAGTACAATATTGGCTAAGAACCCAGAAATAAAATTAGGAGATATCAAGTATGATATACGAAACAAATACGCAGAAATTGTGGGCTAAATGCAGCCCCTTAGAGCGTCTTTTTTATAAACTTAGGGTTAGGTATAGCCTAACTAAAAGAATTTAGTGGAGCGTAAATGCAAGCCCCTCCATACTTAGTCAAAAACTTTTTACTTACTATAAAAGCTGAGTGGATGCTTGATAAGACTACGCTTGAACTAACAAGAGACGCATTGCCGAGTTTAAAGAAATTCCAAGAGAGTGATGGACAGGAAAGTGTAAAAAATGTGTTACAAGAATATGTAACTGACCATGGTCATGATATTTATTCTGTGCCCTTGTTTACTCAAGAGTTTTGTGACACTATGTTAGATGAAATAGAAAACATGCAACAGCACTTTAACTTTAGTCCTAATGAAGACGAAGACGAACTTAGGCAAATACCAGAAATAGTTTTACATGAAAAATCTCCCGAGTTATTTAATTCAATGCTTGGGGTGGTTTTTAATGTTATGAACCCTATCTTTATGTCAGTTTGGCAACGGTATTCTCATGCTGCTGCAACTATACAGATTGCGAACTATAATGTTAGAGATAAAAAGCAGGGTGCGTGGCACCACGACCAAACCGCAGATATAAGCATGGTTGTTCCTTTGAACACAGGTAATTATAAAGGCGGAGGAACTGAGTTTCATGGTCGCACTACGGTAAAACCTTTACCCAATGGTCATGCTTTATTTTTCCCTAGTTTTACGCACATGCATCGTGGGCTACCAGTCAAAGATAAAGGAGATAGATATTTATTAGTGTTTTGGTTATACGGAGGTGGAGATGAATAAACCAATAGAAAAACCGATAAGAACTTACGACGGATATTTAGAAATACTGGACAATGTACGAATGATTATTCGTATGCATGCTCCAGAAGAATCGGTTGTAAAGCTCAATAAAGAGATAAACAGGCTTGAAGACGAAATTTCAGAAATTTTATCAGGTCGGCAAGATCAGTCCGAAATGGAGGAATAGTGGAAGAGTTAACTTATGAAGAGTGTAGGGTAGGTATTACTTTTGGTTCTTTTGATTTGTTTCATGCTGGTCATGTGTTTATGTTAGAGGAAGCAAAAACGATTTGTGATTATTTAATTGTAGGTCTTCAGAGCGATCCTACAATAGATAGACCAAAAACTAAAAATAAACCTGTGCAAAATATTGTAGAAAGACAGATTCAGTTGAGAAGTTGTAGGTATGTAGACGAAATTATTCTATACAACACAGAAGAAGAACTGTTGGATATTCTAAGAACTGTTTGTTGGGATATTCGTATTGTTGGTGAGGAATACAAACAAAAAGAGTTTACTGGAAAAGAACTTTGTAGCACTACTGGCGGTTCACTTTACTATAACTCAAGAAAACATGGGTTTTCCTCAACCAATCTAAGAAAAAGAATTACAGAATCCCAGTTTTTAACATAATATGCAATTGTGCTTTACTACAAGCTAGAAGTAAAGTAGAGTTTATATTTATATAAATAAATAAGGAGAAATTTATGCAACCTCATGCCGATATTCCTATGAGAAAAGTAATATGGAGAGATATTGAATTGATTAATGAAGTAGCTGAAAAACGCAACTACAATCGACAAATAGATCTTCCAACACTTAAAAAAGAGGTTAAAAAGCAGATAAAATCAATGGGTTACGAAAACTTTGATGAAGTATTTTTTGCTGCAAAAGAAATAATGATACATGAGCACAAAAACGGTGAAAAATGTGCACCACACATGAGAATTGGAATTTGGTTTCCTGACAACATTCAAGTGTATGTGGACTGTGATTTACAACTTTGGGACTCTTTTGAAAGAATTTTATCTCCTTTTAAGGAACATGTTAAACCTAAACTAAGAATTGTGTAATGAAACAATCCTCTTTTAAAGAGGGCATACCTATTCCAGAGATAGTCCCTCGTAACAATAAGTACAACCTACACAAAATGCAGGTTGGTCAATACTTCACTGTAGAAGACTGGGATTCTGAAGACGTTCAGCGTTTAAGAGTTGCTGTTTGTAACTACGCCAGAAGAAATGATAAAAAGTTTGTCACTCGTAAAATAGAAGAAGACGGTGATTGGAAGCTTCGTGTTTGGAGAGAGTTTTGAGTAAAAAATTAACCCCCAAACAAGAAAAGTTTGCACAAAATGTGGCGAAGGGGATGAAGAAAAAAGATGCTGCAAAACAAGCTGGGTACAGTGAGAAAAATGCAGGTCGTGCTGGTACTATGCTCACCTCTAAATCGAACCCAGAAGTACAAGACCGCATTCATGCTCTGCAAACTAAAGCTGCCAGTAAAGCTGAACTCACGCTGGGTAACCATTTAGTAGACCTTAAAGAGATTCGTGATGGAGCTATGCGTAATGGTGCGTGGTCTGCTGCGGTAACTGCCGAAGTGGCACGTGGTAAAGCTGCAGGTTTGTATGTGAACCGTAGCGAACTGACCGTGAACCGTGTGGACACCATGTCAAAAGATGAGGTGCTCGCGAGGATGAAAGAACTTTACTATGAATCAGGTGGTATTTTGCCTGAGGGTAAAGTTATAGAAGGTGACTACGAAGAACAGTAGTTGCCTTTATTCTTAAACCTATACTTTACTTTCCTTTACTTCTAACCTATGCTAACTATATATTATAGTAATAGGGGAAAATACTATGGAAGAATTTGAATACAGTAGCATGAGTAGCTATGAAGAAAACTTTGAAATTTGGCATTATTTAAATACAAAAGAAAAAAAGATATTTAATGAGGAACCTTACTCAAAGGAAGAAGGCAAAAAAGTTTTCGACAAATTATATAAGAATAGGTTAGCACACTCCATAAAGATAAATGCAGATGGAGTATTAGAGGATGTGTTAGTACTCGAAAAATGAAGAAATTTAATACGACCCGATCCGAAGCTGTGCGCCTCAGACAGCGTAATCAAGGTGAGATGTGTGTGACGCCATAAGGGTTGTGCCAGTTTGGTATATGAGTAGATATAATTAATGCTCATGTCTAGAAAGCTATCACTGGTATTCATAGAACGGCTAATTTCGCCACTGAGGTAACATGAGAACCTGCGTCCATTGTAGAAAAGAATTAGAACCAACCAACCATTCTTTTTATTGTTCTGACGAGTGCAAAACAGAAGCTTCCTACGAAACCAACAAAAACCCTCTATCCTCTTATGGAAATGCCGACTATGATAGAGATATTCATTACCGACGTGGAAGTGTTCGTACTATGGGTGTATCCCCTCATATCTTAGCAAAAGCAGAAGAAAATGAAGGTGAATACGGTGTGGTGGAAGACACAGACGCAGTTCAAAAAATTATATTTGAAGAGATGAACAACCCAGAATATCAAAAAATTACTAGTAAACATTACCGTAGAAAAAGAAAGCAAAAGCTTCTAGATAGGAAATTAAAGAATACTAAGAATGGTCCTAGTGATGAAGCCTTATCCCGTTTAATATATTACTTTAATAAATAAAGGAGAATAAATATGCCGAATCATTGTTACAATGAAGTGACGATACAATCAACCAGAGAAGACATAGAAAATATTATGGAACACCTAAGAGGTGATAAAACTATGTTTGATTTCAATAACTTAGTACCGATGCCTGAGGAGTTAAAAGAACTACACTACATAAACGCAGAAGGCAAAGAGTGGTACTACTCAGTTAAAAAATATAAAGAGTCTCTTAACGGAGAAAAAGACCCTTACCTAGACTTCCCTGATTTAGATTGGATAAAGGAAAACCATATAGATGATTTTACGCTCCGTCGTTTAGTGAATAAGTACGGAACTGCTAGCTGGTATGATTGGTGCTGTGAGAATTGGGGTACTAAATGGAACGCTTACGATGTTGAATATTTCACAGGTCCAATCCCTAATGCTACAAATATTAAAGAGGGTAGGCAATTAGTCTATAGACTCGCTACCGCATGGGCAGAACCTAGACCTGTTATCAATGCACTTATGCATTACCTCTCTCAGCCTGGATTTGACCAAGACTTAGAGATGAGATGGCGGTTTGAGGACGAGCTAGACAACTTCAATGGGGAAATAAGAAATGGAGACGATGAAGTTTAAAGAAATGAGATTTGAAAGCGTATCAGAAAGAACCAAGTTTTTAGATGCGTTCTTCCCTGACCGAGAAAAACTTGTGGGGAACTCTTACCAAGTACAAGACCAAGCACTTGTGTTGGTTGATGGTAAGAAAGTTTTGTTTTTAATGGGCACCGATGAATCTTAATCTAACAGGATGGTTTGTGTGGGTGTTGGGTGTTTATGTTGTATTAAGAATATTAGGAATATGCTAGGGAAGCAAAACCATGTTTTATAAAGTTATAGGTATGTTTAATTATAAAGAGAAAAGCTAATGGAACTATTAATATGGATGCTGTATTTGCCTTGGAACCTGTTTAAATGGGTAGTGATACTTGGTTTTTGGTCCGTGGTCATTTACTGTGTTTTTACAGGCGTGAAGAATTATTTGGAGACTAGGCTATGAAAATGTTTTTAACCCATAATGATCAACATATAGATGTTAACGGAACTTGTTTAGTGGGGCATATTACCGCCCACTATAGTGAACTTGTTGATGTCTTTGGTAACCCTACAGAGGGAGATGGGTATAAAGTTGATGCAGAATGGAAGATTGAGTTTGAAGACGGAACCGTGGGGACTATATATAATTGGAAAAATGGTCCAAATTATTGTGGTGAACATGGAAAACTTCCCGAGTTTAATACTGATTGGAATGTGGGAGGTAAGGGTTATGATTCCTGGAGTTTTATAGACGAAGTATTAATAAATCATAGACAAATTAACAATAAGGTGAATAGTTAGATCATCTATTTACTTTACTTTACTTCTAACTATAATAGAGTGCATAAGGGTTAATAATAATATTGACCCAAAGAAAGGAGAAACGGCAATGCCAAAATCTACTACAGCCAAAAAAGCAAGTCCTACGGCGACTTCTAAAACTGCAAAATCTGCTAAACGACCTTTGGCGGATATCGCAAAAACCACCACCGAGAAAAAAGTGAACGCAGGAGGTTTAGACCTTGACGCAATTATTCTGGATAACCCAGCTAAAATTGCTAGAGCGGAACATAACCAAGAGCGTCATAAGGATATGAGTGGTAAAACCATTAGGGATGCCTTAGCAACTCGAAGAGTTGATGCTCGTGATATTCGTTACGACCTTCAAAAAGGTTTCATGACTATTAAGTCGTGAGGTTTTGAGGAGCCCAGTAGTCCCCTATGACTACTGGGTTTTTTCTTAATGATCAATAAGATATATGCTAGGGAAGCAATTTCTTCTACCTTATACTAGGTGTATAACTAATTAATTAAAGTGAGGAAAGTTATGAAATATGAAATGTTAACTGGAATGACTATAAAGCTTAAACTAGACCGTGAGGAGTTAGAACTTATCGATCGTCTTATTTATAACTATGAACAAAACTTTGATGACCGCAGGGCTGAGAACCATGCTCTAGGAAATAAAATAGATAATGCTATTGAAGACTTAGAAATGGAGAAATACCTTAAAGATAGGAGTGAGGAAGATGAAAAACTTTAAAGAGTATCAACCAACCTTAGAGTGTAACGAGTGTGAAAATACATTACATGGAGATACGCCATCAATAGTCATGACTTGTGATGATTGTATTCAAGAAAAGGAAATGGCTGTTGATGCCTATCCTGATGGTTGGACTTGTATTGAATGTGGGGACGAGTATTCAGATAGGACTACGGATGTAGAAGATTTTTATGTAATCACTACAAGTGAAGGAACTTTGTGTAAAAAATGTAACCAAGGAGAAAAAGATTATGAATAAATATTTTGACACACTAGACATGACGCTTTATAATTATGCTCATAAACCACCACGCAGTATTAGAGCAGCAATGCGTAAGCAACTCGACATACAACATGACGTGGTCGGTGGCTGGCGTTATATTGTGGACCTTTGGAAGAAAGACAGGGAAGAAGGTTATAAGTGGGGAGGTAATACTCCTAAGCCTGTGGTCCATCCTGATGTATTTAAGAGGATATGATGGCCAAACGATACGGACTATACGACGCACACCTTAACTACATCAACCAAGCCGTAATAGTAGATATAGACGGAACTCTTGCACACGGCACAGGGAGAGACCCCTACGACTACACACGAGTACACGAAGACCTACCCGACGAACAAATAAAAGAGTTAACTAAAATGCTCCATGAAGAGTATTGGATAATTATAGTGAGTGGCAGAGAGGACTATTCTCAAGAGGATACTGAACAGTGGCTCGAGAACCACGATATACCTTACGACGCAATACACATGAGACGCACGAAAGACTTTAGACCCGATACCGAAGTTAAACAAGAAATATACCAAGAATTAATAGAACCCCACTACAATGTGTGGCTGGTTCTTGATGACCGTAATAGCGTAGTGAATATGTGGCGGGATATTGGGCTAAAATGCCTGCAAGTTCAAGCAGGGGATTATTAAGAATTGTCCACTGATCAGTAGCTTCATAGCTATACTTATATAGTAAGTATTTTAATAAATGCTTGCGTTGTTTAATAAATATAAGGAAAATCTTATGACAAATGTAATAAAAGATGGTTGGGAAATAATACCTGCTGATTCTAAAACTGGTCTCTTCATGAAGGAGAACTGGATGTACAACGAAGGTCACGCTAAACTAGAACAGGATATTCTTCAGGATATGCTAAAGCTGTTTATTCCTGGAGAATATGGTTACTACTTTAGTGAAACTCATGAGCATGGCGAACCTGAAGAGTTAGAGGATCTTGAGTTCAGGAATGTTTACTATACTCCTCTTGATTTCTACTATGTGTCTGGTGAATATAGCTGTGTTGAAGTAGCCTATACCGAAGACTATGCTTACTATGCTATTAGTCTACATGGTAGTAGTTTAGCGTCTGCTCTTACTGAATATGTGAGGGTGGCTAGGTAGTCTGGCGGTGAATGTGTTAATTAGCGTGGTGGTGTCCTTCACTACGCTAATGGCTCTGACTAAAGAATATTAAGAGTTGTCGTAGGGAATGAGTACGCTCACCTTTATACTTATATAGTAAGTTTAATAAATATAGGAACAAAACTATGAATAATCTAGAAAAATATGTCCT